TAAGCGAGTAGCAGAGGATAACTTACCTGATGAGATGAGAGCTGGTATTAGAGAACGTGAATATGAAAAGATCAATTCTGACTATAATCAAAAAGCAGGTAATATAGATGAATTAAAGGATAATGCATATCCTGACTTTATCTTACCCACCAGATAAAACCCACCCGCCATACCAAATAACACAATGATTGATGGCAACAACAACTTATGTAGAAACTACAACAGGGAGTAATAATACACAAAAAATTTTTACTTATCCATTCCCTGCTTTAAAAACTGAAGACGTAAAAGTTGCTTTAAATGGAGTAACACAAACAACTGGATACACAGCCACATTAAGTCCTGCACAGGTAGAGTTTGATACTGCACCTGGCAGTTATATAAAAGTTAGAGTATATAGAGATACAGATGTAGATTCTGCTAAAGGTGTCTACGCTGCTGGATCTTCTATAAGAGCATTCGATTTAAATAATAATCAAGATCAAGCACTCTATGCTCTACAAGAAGAGCAGAATCAAAAGGGTATATTTGAAGAAATAAAGTTAGATGATGATGTAAAGATAAAATTAGGTAATAGTGATGACTTTACTATTTACTGGAAGGGTTCTACTTCGGATGCCATATTAGAGTCTGATAGCGATATTTATTATAAATCAGGTGCTATACATAGATTTGAAAAAGATGGTAATTCAGTACTTTGGATCAGTAGTAGTTCTGCTGATTTCAAGGTACATGTAAAACCTTGGAGTGATGATACATACGATTTAGGATCTAGTTCATATCAATGGAAAGATCTATACATTGACGGTACAGCTTATTTAGATTCAGTAGATATAGATGCTGGTGCCATAGACGGTACAACTATTGGAGCAAACTCAGCAGCTGCAGGTACATTTACAACTGGAACTATAGCTACTGCTGACATCAATGGTGGTACTATAGATGGTACTCATCTAGGTACTCATGCACCTGCATCAGGTAATTTTACAACTGGAACTATAGCTACTGCTGATATTAATGGAGGTGCTATAGATGGTACAACTATAGGTGCATCTTCAGCTTCTACAGGTGCATTTACAACATTAACAACTAGTAGCAATGCTACAGTTACTGGTCTTCTTACTGCAGGAGATTTTCAACTCTCTGGTTCTGGTAAAGTAGCTAGTGATTTAATACCTAATGTTCATGCGAACTATGATTTAGGTGCTACTAATATTAGATGGGGTAATGCTTATGTTAATACTGCAAATGTTAATGACATAACAGGTGGTGCTGTTATTACTACTGGTACATCAACTAGTGATACCAAGGTATATTCAGCTAAACGATGTGATGAATTATATTATAATATAGGTACTACAGAAGAGATTGTATCAGGTGAAGCGTGGGTTTCAGATGATGCAAAAGTAGCAACTACTGCTGCTATCGACGCACGTATTATTGACCTTGTAGATGATGTAGGTGGTTTCATACCAATAGCACATGAACGAGATTTTCCTAATAGTAACCCTGACGTAAATGATGGTGCTGGTACTCTTATTAGTGTTCCTTTAGTTAATACTTGGACGGCAGATAGTAATGGTAGGATTGACATAACTCAAGGTACTCGTGATAATTCTAATACAGTTAGAATTGTAGGAGCTGGTGTTGGTAACGTATATACTGTCGGATTTGGGATAATTGTTGAAACAACTACAACTGAACACGAGTACGCCTTCCATAGATATGTACCTAAAGCAACTGAAGTAACAACTGTTGCTGGAAGTATTACTAATGTTAATACTGTTGCTGGTAATAATTCGAATATCAATACAGTTGCTGGTATCAGTGGAAATGTAACTACGGTTGCTGGAGTAGCTGGAAACGTAACAACAGTAGCTGGAGTATCTTCAAACGTTACAACAGTTGCTGGAAGTATTGCAAATGTAAATACAACTGCTGGTAGTATATCAAACGTCAATACTACAGCAGGTTCGATTGCTAATGTCAATACTACAGCAGGTTCAATTGCTAATGTTAACACAACAGCAGGTAGTATTGCTAATGTAAATACTGTTGGAAATAATATTGCTAATGTTAATACTGTTGCAGGTATTGATTCTGACGTCACAGCAGTTGCTGGTGACGCCGCTGATATAGGAGCTTGTTCTACTAATATTGGTAATATCGCTGCTATTGGTTCAGACTTAGCTAATAACTTTGAAAATATAAAAGATTATGGTTCCTTAGATGAAACCAATGACCCAGTAACAAGTACTAGCGGTACTTCAGATATAACGACAGTAGCTAACTCGATAACTAATGTTAACACTGTCGCTGGTAAAAATACTGAAATAGGACGTTTAGGCACTGCTGATGCTGTAGCAGATATGGCATTGCTTGGTACTACAGCTTGTGTTGCTGACATGGCAATACTTGGTACAGCTGATGTTGTATCTGACCTAAATACTTTAGCTACAGCTGATGTAGTCTCAGATATGAATACCTTAGCTACAGCAGCTATAGTATCTGATTTAGATACACTAGCAGATATATCAGCAAATATAACGACAGTATCTGATAATAAGGATAGTGTAACTACTTGTGCTGGTAATATTTCAAACATAAATAGTGCATCGACTCATGCAGCTAACGCTTTAACTTATAGAAACCAAGCGTCAGCAATATTAACTCAAGTTGACTCAGCACCTTATAACTTAGCTGATAGCGTAAGTACGCATACAGCTTGGGGAGAGATTACCGACACAGGAGCTAATGCGGTATTTACAAATGAATCTTCAAACACCCTGCTAACAATGGCTGAAGGCAGCTCGAACTACAACTACGGATCAATTACCTAATTATTAACAATGGCAACACAAGTACAATTTAGAGGTGGTACTACAACTGAGCATGCTTCATTTAATGGTGCAGCTAGAGAAGTAACAGTAGATACTACAAAACAAACATTAGTCGTACAAGACGGCTCAACAAATGGTGGATTCCCGTTAATGAGGGAAGACGGTCAAAACGCAAGCGATTCAGTAAGAAATACAAGAGTAGGAGATAACGCTGGTAATAGCTTTACAGGTACTGATGCTACTGATAATACACTAATTGGATATGATGCTGGTACAGCTATAACCACTGGAGATGCTAACGTAGCTGTAGGTTCATATGCATTAGATTCAGTTACTACTGCATCTAGTATTACTGGTGTTGGTTATGGTGCATTATCTGCTCTTACGACAGGTAGTAACAATACTGCTGTTGGTAGGAATGCTATGGCATTAACTACTACAGGATCACAAAACACTGCTGTTGGTATTTATGCATTAGACGCTAATACAACAGGTGGTCAAAACACAGCTGTTGGTGACGGTACTTTGGGTGCTAATACAACTGCAAACAATAACACTGCAGTTGGACTAGAAGCTTTAAAGGTAAATACAACTGGTGATAATAATGTTGCTATAGGTGCAAATGCCTTAGATGCAAACACAACTGCAAGCAATAATACTGCAGTTGGTTATGGTGCCGGATCTGCTAATACAACAGGATCTCAGATCAATGCTTTTGGTCAAAATGCTCTAGACGCAAACACTACAGGAGGTAGTCTTGTAGCAATAGGAAATAATGCTTTAGGAGCCAATACAACTGGTGATTATAATGTTGCAGTTGGTGTAAATTCCTTAACAGCTAACACAACTGGAGCTAGTAATACTGCTGTTGGAATAGGTTCTTTATCTGGTAACACAACAGGTCATAGTAATACTGCTGTTGGTTGGGATGCATTAGATCAAAACTCAACAGGTATCGCTAACACTGCTGTTGGTATGCTTGCTTTAGAAAGAAATACTACTGCTTCTTATAACACTGCAGTTGGGTTAGAAGCATTAGAAGAAAATACAACTGGAGAAAAGAATACTGCAGTTGGTGCTTATTGTATGGATGCTAATACAACAGGAACTCTTAATACTGCTATAGGTTATCATGTTTTAGCTGTTAATACAACAGGAGGACAAAACTCCGCTGTTGGAACTTATGCTTTAGATGCTAATACTACAGGTGGTTATAATACTGCTATTGGTTATTCAGCATTAACTTCAAGTACTACTGCATCTTATAACACTGCTATTGGTACACAAGCATTACAATCAACTACAACAGGTGCTTATAACAATGCTGTTGGTTATGTTGCTTTACAAGACAACACCACTGGAAACTATAATAATGCTTTTGGCGATTACGCTTTAACTAACTGCACAACAGGAAGTTCAAACGTTGCTAATGGATATAACGCTTTAGGTGCAAACACAACTGCTGGTAACAATACTTCTGTTGGTTTTGAATCCATGAAAACAAACACAACAGGTGGTGATAATTGTGCTTTTGGTGCTGAAGCTTTAGAAAACAATACAACTGCTGCTAGTAATACTGCTATAGGTCGGAGTGCTTTATATGCAAACACAACTGGAGGTCAGAATACTGCTCTTGGAGCTCATACTTTAACTGCAAACACAACTGGAGAAAAGAATACTGGTTTAGGTTATGCAGCATTATATACTTGTACAACTGGAGATTATAATACTGCTGTAGGTCATAATGCATTACTTGTAAGTACAACTGCAGATCATAATACTGCTGTTGGTTATAATTCTTTATCTACTTGCACTACAGGAACGAGTCATACTGCTATAGGTACAAGCGCTTTAGCTGCAACCACAACAGCTGATGCTAATACTGCTGTTGGTGCTTATGCTTTAATGGCGGCTACAACAGGTCATAGTAATACTGCTGTAGGTAAAAGTGCTGCTCAAGGTCTCACAATAGGTAATGGTAATACAGCAATTGGTAGAGCAGCAATAAGTGCAGCTACAACTGGAAGCTATAATACTGGTGTAGGTTATCTTGCAGGAGCTGCTATAACATCAGCATCTCATAACACTGCTATAGGTACAAATGCATTAACTGCTGCTACAACTGGCGGTTTTAATGTAGCTATTGGTAATTATTCTTTAGATGCAAATACAACAGGTATAGTTAACACTGCTGTTGGTTATTCTGCATTAGGTGCAAATACAACTGCAAATAATAATACTGCTATTGGATTTGAAGCACTACAAACGAACACAACTGGTGCTCAGAATACTGGTATTGGTGCTTATGCTTTAGATGCAAATACTACAGGAATCGAGAACACTTCGGTTGGGTATAATTCACTAACTGACAATACAACAGGAGATAATAACACTGCGGTAGGTAAAAATGCTTTAATGGATAATACTGAAGCAGATGCAAACACTGCTGTTGGATTTGACGCATTAAAATTAAATACAACCGCAAGTAACAATACGGCTGTTGGAGCTTATGCTTTAGACAATAACACAACAGGAGATAGTAACGCTGCTGTTGGTAGAGCAGCTTTAGATTCTAATACAACAGGAGATAATAACACTGCTGTCGGTAGACAGGCACTGCAAGGAAATACAACTGGAGCTAGTAATACTGCTGTTGGTAAAGATTCTGCTAGTGCTATTACAACAGGTAGTAATAATACTTGTCTTGGACACCAGGCTGGTACATCATCTGCTCCAGGTAATGTCGTAACTAGTAGCAACAATATATGTCTTGGAAATAACAGCGTTACAGATGCTTTTATAAAAGTTGATTGGACAGTTACATCAGACAAAAGAGATAAAACAGATATTACAGCTTTCACTCATGGCTTATCTTGGATTAATAAACTTAATCCTGTCACTTATCGTTGGGATAATAGAAGTGATTACGCTAACGGTACACCAGACGGAAGTAAAAAAGGATCAAGACTAAATCTAGGTTTAATAGCACAAGACGAACTAGAAATAGAAAAAGAACATGGATATGGAGATTCTACTGACAATACACTTGTTACACATATAGACGATGGTGGTACTTATGGTATGCAATATACAAAATTAGTACCTATTCTTATTAACGCAGTTAAAGAACTATCCGCAAAAGTAACAGCCCTAGAGGCAACGTAAACCACTCACACCCAATTTATTATGACTGAAGAACAACGCCCATTAACACTTGCTGAAAAAGCACAACAGCTTATCCTAGAAAGACAGCAGCTCGCCATTCGTCTCAATGAGATTAATGGTGCGCTAGCTATCTTAGATGAAATAGCGTTATCTCAATCTACTCCTGTAGATAAGGTAGAACAGGAAGAAGAACCTGTAGAAATTGAAACTGAAGTTTAACCCTTATTTATTTATTTAATCATGGAAGAAAGAACAGCCGATGAAGTAGCAGCAATCTTTTCAGCTGCAGGTGATAGTGTAACAGTTATCAATGGTAACAAAGCTGAAGATCAAACAGATGCTGAATGGAAAGAAGAACTACAACGTAATGTAGATCATCTTGAAACTATCAAAGCATATAAGAAAGAAGATGGAACGACATCTATATGGGGTAGTGAGAATTTCACTGCACAAGATGCAGCAGTTACTTCTGGTAAGTCTAAGATAGCAGCTCTATAGTGCATGTAAATCTACCCAAGATTCCTAAAGAATTACCTCCAATGAGGATCGACTTCAAACCTCCTACAGCTCGGATACCATCATATAAACCTATGGTGATCCCTCCGAGCGATCTGGAGGCTCCTGAAGGGGTAGCAGCGGAGGAAACAACAGAGCAACCTGAACCACCTAGTTTAAAGATTCCTGTATTGGATATAAAAATGCCAGTACCTGAAACAGCGGTAGTGGTTACTGCTGTAACAACAGCGGTGGTGGCGGTAGCTACTACCTCTGTTACTTCATCTTTATTTGAACCAATTAAAAAGAAAGTTCAAAAACAACTACAAACTAAAGTTAATAAATGGAAGGAACAGCGGCAGAAAAAAAAGGACTCCTCGGAAAGCTAAAAGATGCTGCAGAGGATCAAGAACACCAAATCCAAATTCTTGGTACATTTGTCAGGCTTGGAGTGGTTGTTTGGAGTGGATTTATCATTACGTTAAACTACGTAGAAATACCTATGATCAAGAAAAGCCCAGGTGGGGATATAACTTTTCCAGCTTCTGTTTTTACGGGAGCTTTAGCGACATTCGGTTTGACTACTGGTAGTAACAGTAATAATAAAAAGGAAAAACCAAAACAATGAAGAAATGGCTAGTACTCTTAGCACTGTTATCCCCCTCGGTAGCAAGAGCAGAATTAGTGACCCCAAACTTCACCCAGGGTTCGATGAACAGTACAACAACTACGACCCAGGATATAGACGAGGTTATAACGACAACCACCTATGGGTCAGCATTAAACAAATGGAGTGGGGAAAATATAACCCATACATCAGCCTCTTCAGGAGGTATAGTAGACTCAGATTCAGTCTATACCCTACACACAGCTGGAGATCCTTTTTCACTAGAAGTGGTATCAAGAGCAGCAAGTCAGGTATTATCAGTCGAAGTAATCGACAGAGAAATAGACGTTTCTTCTACTACGGTCTCCTTATCAGTCTTCTCTCAGTAGGACCAGTAAGAGCTGAAGATGAAACAAACAATGTTAGTAATCCAGTTGCAGCTGCGACGGGAAATGTAACCAACCAAGCGGTGCAATTCCAAAACAATGGAGCACCGTCAAGACAGCACTATGGACCTAACATCTCCTGTAATGGTTCTACAATGACATTCTCTCCATTCTATATGGGGAATCATACAACCCCATTCGATGAGACTATGACACAGCAAACTTACACTGTAGCTGAGAACTGGGGAGCACAGATTAACTTTATGATACCTCTTGATAAAAAAGGTTTAGAGAGATGTCGGACTATAGCAGCAAGGCAAGAAGAAAAGATGAGACTTGACTATGAATTAGTTAGAGTCTTGAAATGTGCGGAATTACAAAAGAAAGGCTTTATGCTTATTCCTGAATCCCGTGTTTATAGTATGTGTAGTGATGTTATACCAATAGCATCTTATAAAAAGGCAGAAGCAAAAGCAAAGTCTGATCTTCTACCACCTCAACCACCAAAGAAATGGTGGAACAAAATTAACCCCCTTAAGTAAACTATGAGTACCATCTCAGAGCAAATAGCAGCTAGAGAAGCTGCAGCTAAAGCTAAAAAGACTACAAAGAAAACTACTACTAAATCCACTAAAGAATCATGATTGTACTTATCAAACCAGTATTAATGGCATTCCTTTCCTCATCTGCAGTGAAAGAATTAGTTATACAACTACTTGAAGCTTATGCCGAATCCACTGATAATACTATTGATGATAAAGCAGTTGATTTAATTAAAAAGAATCTATTCCCAGGAAGCTAAATGAAGAAAGCCACAGAAGACCAGTTTAACGAATTACATAGCCTCGTCACAGAAGAATTCCTATCTCGGGTTAGAAGTGGCACAGCTTCTACACAAGATTTAAAAGCCGCATGTGAGTGGCTTAAAACTAATGATATTAGTGGGATCGCTTACGATGGAAA